GACATTTATAAAACAACTAAAGATAGAAGATTTCTTATCATCAAAACTTTAATTGAAGTTGGTGAATTTGTGATTCAAACCGCGGTTGCTTATAGAGAATGTAAATCACTTGTAAGTGCAATACAAAAAATACTCAAATTAATAACTAAACAACTACCAGGGTTACCAGGAATAAATAAATCCTTGTTAGCATTTGCAGATGTTTTACCAGGATTTTCACCTGAAAGGGCAACTATAAATGCTACAGAAATTTTACAAGGTTTAGGAGTACCCACGGGACCAATGCCCGATGGTTCCCCAAATGAAATGATTTTCTATCAAATAGCAACACAAAAGGGAATGAGTATTGAAGATGCTCAAAGCGGGGTTATTGATATCGGAATCAGCGCCTTAACCGGATTACCAATAGGAAAAGCACGATGACAAAAGAAGAATTTGATTTAATAGTAGAGTCTTGTAAAAATGTGAATAAATTACAGAATACTATTTTGGAGTCTAGTATGGACTCTTTAGTGGAAGAATTTGAAAAAACTAAAAATTTGATTATTGGTCTTACTCATCATTTAGACAAAACTGAAGAAGTTTATAATTTATTTTTAAAAGAACACAAAAAACGTAATGGCTAGAATATGGTTTTATGGAAAAGTACTGAACAATCAAGACCCTTTAAATCTTGGTCGTGTTCGTGCCCAAGTATTATCTACTGATTCGCAAGCCGTAAGTCAGTCTGTTGAAAATTTCAACCCCTTAACTGATTCTTGGACCGAAAAAGACCCATTCGTTTTCAACAGTTTTTTACCTCTTTACATCTATGCTGTACCAAAGGAAGAAGAGCTTGTTCAAATTTACTACCACGACGACGCCACTAGTAACTTCCTAAATGCGTACTACATACAAGGACCATTCTCAAGAGTTCAAAATATAGTTTTAGAAAATTATCTTCAATCACAAAGATTAGGTGATATTCAAGGTCTAAGACAAAAATCTGCACAATTCATAAAAAACCCTGATGGTACTTATAAAAATTCTGACCCTGAAGGTGTATTTCCAGACCCTGGCGATATCTCAATTATGGGTAGGGGTACAACAGACTTAGTTTTAAAAGAAAATGAAGTTCTTTTACGAGCCGGAAAGTATCAAGCAAATTTGATGGGTAACACTGACCCCGTTGGTAATCCAAATCGAGCTTTTTTACAACTTTCTAAATTTGATTATACAAGAACAGTCCAACCTAATAAAACTGTTTTTGACGTAAAAACGAATAATCCACAAGTTAAGTTTTTAATTGAGTGGCACATTAACAATCCCGAAAATCAATTCCAAATTTTTAACGGTAATTGTACTTTGTACAGATTAATACCTAACCCACAGACATTATCAAATGCCTTTCTTAATGATGTCACAAATAATGTTGAGTTATATAAAAGAATTGTTGCACAAGAAATTTTTACGACATCAGGAATTACAGAAACAATTGATTTTATAAACTTATTTATAAAGACTTGTAATTCGAAACAAAAAACTAAAAATGGTACAAAACTTTTTAATTCTTTGGAAGAAAGGTTTCCAATTTTTTTTAGACCTACGGTCAGTAATTACAACTTTTTACAATCGGACAATCAACAAACCAAAGATAATCTTACGTCAATTTTTCAAAAAATTAAACTAAACAATAATGATGAAAAAGGGGGTTATGGTTTGATTTATGAAAATGGGAAAGTTGGTAAACCTATCGAAATATTAAGAAGAATTTTTAATCAGGTCAAAACAAATGCCGTCCCAACCACTTATGCCACTTTAGTTGCAAACAGAACATATCTTTTGTCACAAAATTCTCAAATACCTGGTAAAGAAAAAATTAATTTCAGAAATAATCTTTATGGTATTACAGAGCAACAATTTAATGAAATTATACTACCTCGAACTTCAAGTATGGTTAGAGGTGAAGAGTTAATGCAACTTATTGATTACATAGTAAGGTTTTTGATTTCCCATACACATAATTATCCTGGTAAAAGTACAAATCCTGTTGCTGTAGGTGGTGGCACTAATGTAGAAGAACTTACAACATTACTAAACGAGGCATATGATAAAGTATTGAACCAAAATATTCGTTTGAATTGATATTTATAAAAGAAAAACAATTCTGATGTCTATATTAAGGTCATATTATTCAAAGAATAATACAATTATTTCGAATTTATACACAAACACGGCTAGAAATCCTGTGGTTGAACTTAATTTTGGATTTTCTGAGTTGATAGTCCCAAACTATGGATTTACACGATTTATATTCGATTTAGATTTAATTTATTTACAAGAACAAATTGCAAGTGGGGTCATTTCAACAGGTTGTACAAGTGCAATGACCCACACACTCAATATGGTCAATACTTCGTCTTTTGAAGATGATTTGATAAATACTAATATGTCAAACGGCAGAAAAAGAGCTGCGTCATTTGATTTAATTCTTTTTAGAATACCTAAATTTTCAGGTACAACAGGTTCACCACAAACTTGGGATGAGGGGGTTGGTTACGATTATAACCCATATGGATTAACATCTAACGGAATTTCAGGAGGTTTGACTGCAATACAACAATACAATGACGCAGCATTTTCAACAAGACCCTCCAACTGGTACCAAACAACCACGGTATCAAATTGGTCAACACCTGGTATCTACGACAATACAAACAGTTTAACAGGAATTACAGGACTTAATTATTCCGCACTAACAATTGTTGATACACAACATTTTGAATTAGGTAATGAGGATATTAATTTTGATATGTCAAACGAAATTAATAGTATTTTGGATGGTTCTTTAACCGGTGTGACAGGATGGGGTATCGCATACAAACCTGATATAGAATTAATAACAGGTCTGACTGAGAGTTATAGTGTTGGATTCTTTTCACAATATACACAGACATTCTATCAACCATACCTACAAACAACTTATGATGATTTAATTCAGGATGACAGAAATGTATTCTTGAAAAATCAAACTAACAAACTGTATTTATACATTTACCAAGATGGAGATTTTGTAAATTTGGATAATCTCCCAACTGTTAACATTGAAGATGCAAATGGTGATTTAATGTCAGGCGCAACCGGACTAACAACTTGTTTAGTCACAAAAGGTGTTTATGAAGTTACAGTACCAAACGCTTTTACAGGTTCACCGACACCTTGTGTTTATTACGATGTTTGGTCAAATTTAAATATAAATGGTCAAGCCATACCTGATGTCACAAATCAATTTGTATTGCAACCTTACACCGCAGGAATCCAAATTGGGACACAATCTCAGGAACCATCCAAGTTCGGATTTAATTATTATGGTATTTTACAAAACGAACAGATTCTTAATACCGAAATTAGAAAAATTGGGGTCAATGTAAAAAAACAATGGTCATCACAAATTCAACTTACTGATATCAAATTATATTACAGAGTTTATGTTATGGAAGGGACTACCGAAGTTCAAGTACAGGATTGGACTCGAGTTAACAGAACTCCAAATGAATATTACTTCATATTCGATATGAGAGATAAAATTCCAAATGAATATTTTGTTGATTTGAAAGTAGACACAAGTGGAGAGAAGGATATTTATAAGGAAACATTACAATTTTCAATCGTAAACAAAAAATGAGAGTAGTTAAAATTACAGAAGCTGAATTAGCAAAATTAGTTGCTAAAGTCCTAAGTGAAGACCACGAGGGAAGAAATAATAGATATATGTTTTTTCAAAATTTGGAACAAATGAAAAGACAATGTGATTTATTACTTAACTTAGATGAACATACTGTATCACAAATTTTAGATGATGGTCACGATTGGGCTGACGACCACGTAAGTGAAGCAAAAAATAATTTAGACCAAGTCTTTGATTTTATGATGAATGAAATTCACGGTGATGATATCAGAACTATGGACGTTGACATTGAAGTAATGGAAGAAGGAAAAAAAAAGACTGGTAGTAAGCTATGTGCGCGTGGTAAATCCGCAGCAAAGGCAAAATTTGATGTATATCCCTCAGCATACGCTAACGGATATGCAGTACAAGTTTGTAAAGGAAGAATGCCAGGTTTAGATGGTAAAAAACGTTGTTCAGGTTTATATTGCTAGTTGTCATATTCAAATTTAGTTCTATATTTGTGGGTATTAACCCCCATTTATGAATTTGTTACTACACAAACTAAAAAGATTTGTTCAAAAATCTACAATTAAAGTAATTCGTTTGAGTACCCCCACTCAAGAGAAATCTGAATACGAACGAGACGCTGTTAACATCTGCACAAAATTAATACTCAAGTCTGATTCTACACTTCTTTTAACCCCCATCTCAGGTAAACGTTATATTAAAAATGACGAGTTAGGTATCTCAGTAATTTTGGAAGGTCGACATATCAAAGTAATCAATCACATTTATTCATACACAGTTTTTCTCGAAGATAAATCTTGGGAAAAAGTTGTTAAAACATTTGATTATGAAGTTGAATGTAGACGAGAAATTTTCGAAAAAGAAATAACTGAAAATATCAAACACTCATTACAAACAATTTATAAAAACATCGTATGAAAATTTTCAAACAATTATTTTGGTTTGGTTTAGTGTTTTACATTTTTGTAGCACTTTTCATAGGATTAGTAACTGTCAACCTGTATTCACTACTAACAGATAAAATTTCTGTTAAGAAAAGAACAACAGAAATTAAATCCGAATACGTTGACGATTTTACAAATTTAGATACTCAGACCAAAAAAGTAATCTATGATACAGTTTTTGTAGAAAAGGCCAAACCCAAACCTGTCGAAAATAATTTGAAAATCCAAACCCGTGATACAGTAAGGGATACCACGGTTATTAAAACTAACGATTCGACAAAGACTCTTTAAGAACTCTTAATATTGTATCTTTAATACTTTCATTCTTTTTCTTAGGTTTGTAAGAAACCATAGTTGGTTTGTTTCCTTTACCTACTTTAGGTTCTTTTTTTTCTTCTCTTCTCTTTTGTGCGCAAGCGGCTTTTTTCTGAGAGTCAGACATCTTTGATGCAACACCTGCAGCCCTACATTTAGGATATCCTTTACTGTCCGCATCAGGTCTTCCGCAAGGAGGATGCCCACCACCCTCTTTTTTTCTACATATATTAACCCAAGGACCCGAGGGTTGTTTACTTCCTTTAGGTTTTTTCTTTTTACCAAACCAAACAGCCAAGTCTTCTTTCATTATCTGTTCTAAAACAGCTTCATCGATTTGTTTTTTTTCCATAATTTACTATATTAATAAATATTCTTATGAACGAAAACGACAATATTGAAAACCAACCCAACAATGAACCAATAGGTCAACTATTTGGTTCTGTTTTTTATTACAGTACTGAACATTTGGATGATTTAATTGATAGTATACAAGAAGAACAAGCATTACTTATGATGAAATTAGCTTGTGAAAAAGCCTTATTTTCTGGTGTTTATTCTCTTGAAGAAACAGAAATTCTTTTAAAATCTTTACGTAAAACACATAAGGTTAAAATTTAATAACTTTATGTTTTTATAAATCAAAGTATATAAAATAAAAAAGGGGACCATTGGTCCCCTTTCTATTTAATAAGAGATAGATTATCTCAATTCTCTCAAGTCGAATGTTCTTACACCATCAACTGTAATTCTACCGTAGAAACGGTTGTTTACCACCTTCTTAGCGTATCTTGTCATAATACCCTTGATTGGTGTGAAGTTGAATGGATTGTACATTGTAGGAGTTAATTGTAGAGGTACATACGGTGCGTAAATGTAACCTGTATCAAGTAACGATGTTCCTTTGTGACCTAACAACACTTGGTTTGCAGGGAAGTAAGGGTCACGGTAAACCTGATATCTACCAGCCAATGTTCCAACTCTCTCGATACCCATATTGTATTGGTCTTGCTCAGGAGCTGCATTTGAAACGTGGAAGTATTCCAAGTCATCAAAGATAGCAGATACCTCAGAAGATACTACAATCCAGTTAGCTCCACCTCTAAGTGTAGACTTGTGGATTTGAGCTGAGATTTGGTTGATTGCTGTGATAAGAGTTTGGTTCCAGTCCTTCTGTGTGTAAGGAACTGCGTTTGAACCTAATCTCTTCCATCCGTTGTAATCCCAACGTAAGTTCCAAGCTGCCGCTTTTCTTAAGTCTCTTAAGATTTCACGGTCGATTTCAGCTGCCACTTGCTCAGACAACAAAGCTGTTAATTCAGCCTCAGCGTCGATGTTGTGGAATGCTGCAACGTCTTGAGCCATTTCAGGAGACCATTGAGCTCTAAGTTTTCTTTCTGTTACAGATACAGTAACTGACTGTAGGTCAAAAGAAACTTCACCAATTTTATCTTCGAATTCAAGATTCTTGTAGATTCTGTAAGTAGTAGTGAACGCTTGAGCGTTTGCACTCGTAGAAGAGAATGTTGAACCTGTGTAACCGTCAATTGAATTAGCACCTACTTCAGCAGGAACCTGTAAATCAACTTCCAAGTAAATCTTACCTTCAGCATCACAAACGTCGTAGTAAGTACCACCATCAGTTAAACTTTCAGGGAATCCTAATGTTTCGTTTTGACCATACTGAACAATACCTTTACCATATCTTTGAGTTACAACTCTAAATAGGTAATTGTTGTTTGTATTCGCAGATGTAGTTATATTTCCTGCAGCACCTCTGATAGTTAAATCTGCTAAGAATTCTTCAGTGTCCATAGGTTGACCGTTAGGACCGATAAGTTTACCAGCACCATCAGATGCGAAACCTGACATAACCAAAAGAACTTTTCTGTAGTCACCATAATATCCATAACCTGAAACTACTAATTGGTCACCTACCCAAACTACAGTTCTGTTACCAGCTGTAATTGAAGAAAATTGACCTTTAGAATAGTCGTAAAGACCTGGTGGGTCTAAAGCTGGTTCGTTACCTTCGTAGAATCTATCGTAAAGGTCTTTTTGAATGTTGTAGTCGTAACCACTGTTTGGTGTTTGACCTGCAGCAGCATTAGGTGAACCGTAAGGAGCCCAGTGCTCGTTAGCGCCAGCACCTGTGTATGACTGAATGTTTGGTACAAAGTAAAACAACTTACCGATAGGAAGGTTCATAGCTTGTACAGAAACGATATCATTAGCCAAAAGTTTAGAGAAAACTCTACGTACGATTGGAAACACAACAGTTTCGAAAGAACCTGAGTCAGCGGTAGACGCAGCTTCGTTAATGAGGTATGATGCTTGGTTTTCATATAACTGAGCAACGTTCTCTTTTAGGTGGCCTTTTAAGCCTTCTAGGAAACCTAATTTTTCCCATTTGTTAATAGT